CTAGACTCCAGATGGCCCTGTTTGTAGGGGGCAGGTCACATAGTCAATCTCGTAGCTGTCGAGCCAAGTGGCAATCCCTTGCGCTTGCAAGTATGCATTAATCGGGTTAACTATAAGATCTTTATCTTTCGAGGAGTGACTTATAAAAACTCGCGACTGCTCAGGCTTCATTGGTTTATATTGAGGGTTATTAGATTCTAAGAGATATTTTTCGATCCAAAGGAACAATGGACCACCCCCCTCCTCAACAAGTACCAGATCGACCATCGTCTCATCGATAAATGTCATCAAGTTAAATGACAGCAATGCATTGAGAAAGATATTGTGTCTCTTGAGTTTCTCTGGATAATTGTCTCTCACCCATTTTTCGAATTTTTTGGGGTCATCCTGCAAGTTGACAGTGATGTAGAACTCCAAGCTGTACGGATTGTTGTTGACCATTGCGCCAACCATCGTGACGTAATCTTTGTCAAAATTCCGAAGAATATCTTTTATGAACCCTCTTTCCTTTGTGCGTGACCCGTAATCGCATTAAAAAACATAAATGTAGTTATTTGTCATTTGTCTTCCTGCGGTGGGTTTAATTTGAATTTGTTCATTTGGATGTGGGCGGTAACAGCAAAGGCTCGCTGGCGAGCATCGTCCATTTCAGCCTGGCAGATGGCTCGCTTTTTTTCGATTCAAGAAACGCGACTTTTAATTCGCTCACTCTGACGTCCGAGCGCTATCGCAGCACGACGAGCCTGCCACGATCGAGGGTTATCTATTTTCGTCACGCGACGCGCGGTTGATTGAATAGGAACTCAAGCGAGCCTTCCCCGAAGCCCTCAAAGAAGAAGCGCGAACGATCTGCGCCGGCAAAGCGGTACCGCTCGACGTAGGCGTCCCTCTCTGGTTGGCTCGGTTTGTAGTCGACGAAACGTGCATAGTCCTTAAGCAGGCCGCCCACCATCGGCGAGTCCCACCATGATGAATAGTTACCCAACATTTGGTGCAGCCCAATGCGGATGTACTCATCATGCGGTGGCAGCGAAAATCCGATAACGGACACGCCCAGGTTATACCCGCCGCTGCGCCCGAGTCCGTTCCACAGGCTCATGATGGGCGAAGCGTATACGAACTTCACATGCGAGGGAGACAGGATAAAGGGCGCATTGAAGCCACCGTCTTGACTGTAATAGCGTGCGACGTTCTGTATGGCATGGAGGTGAACTAGTGGATCCTCCGGGGGCAGCAGACCATCGACCAGTGGTCTGGTGCCGTACCTCGTCGGGTCATCGAACACGCTGTGCAATCTGGCGTTGTCTAGCCCTTGGGCCTGAAGCGCGGCTCGCAGCTCCAAAAAATGACTATCGTCAAACCAGTCTAGCGACCCGTGCAGCTTAAGGAGGACTATTTCCTCGGTATCAGAATCGAGGACACCACCATGCGCGTTAACCGACTTGAAACGATGGGGGAACCGCCGAAATCGCTTGCCGACGTGGGTGAGCGCGGCTTCGAGCACTAAGTCGTAGTTGAACGTTAGGACGATGTCCCTCGGCGACAGCAGATCGGCGAACTTGTAGTAGCAGTCGGGAAGTTTGTCGGCGGCGGGGGTACCATCGTGGATCACCTTGCCGATTGCTTTCCGGATCATTAGCTGCGACTCATTGCCCTCGCTGCTCCAGGTGTCGCTGCCCCGCAGTCTCAGGTAGTGTTCGATGTCCAGGTAAGACATGAACAGCTCTAGGTCCAGTGCATCTTTGGTCTGCCCAGTAACACCACAGTCATTGCAATACGACAGGTAGTAGGTCAAGTCGCGGTCGAACTTCGTATCGGTACCGTGCTTCTGCTCGATCAGCGACTTGACCGCGGGATACAACGCACTCGCCAGCGGCAGCCCCGCCGGGCGAGAGAAGCCCGCGCCGAGAATGAAGATGCGAAAACCTGGATGTGTTGGAGTAATCATTTGTCAGGAAGCTGTCTCTTCTGCGATTGTCGGAATCTCGGGAACCAGCGGGCTGCCGTCGAGTCATCCGGACATTTTTCCGGGACCGCTGACTTGTACTCTCCGCTGGGGAGCCACCTTTATATTCCATTATGCGGGTTCGACCGGCCACTTTGTAGAGATGAAATTAGGATAGCGAATGTTTCCTCCGGGTTGTGGATTCAACTGGTCGAAAGTCGCCATTGCGGAGTTCTCTTTTTCGACCTGTGTATCCGCCGACATCCCCCGCTATCCCCCAATCCCCCTCCACAAAAATCAAAGACTTACCCTTCCCATGTAACTCTTCAAAATAGTAAGCCCCCTTTGCCCCCTTACCAGGCAAGCTTCCCAGCCAACCCTACTCAAAGTTGATAGCCTGTCGAGTCAAATCTCGGCGCAATGCTCCGGTGCCGGGGAGGGAAGCAGTCTCGCAAGCCACGGCCAGTCAGCGAAGCGATTGCCCGTCTGGCGGATATGCGTATACATCTTCAGGCTTGACCAGCTTCGGTGTCCGGTCACGGCTGCAACGCGAGGTATGGACAGGCCTTGCTCGAACAGCCAACTGGTCCCCTCGTGGCGCAGGTCGTGAAATCTCAGATCCTGGATTTGCAGAAACTGGCATGCGCGGGTGAACGCTGCGCCGACGGCGTCGGTGGTGTGTGGGAAGATTCGGTCTTCGCCTTCGCGTCGTGGAATCGCAGACAGAATACGCATGGCTTCTGGTGGAAGGTCGCACCAGACGTCGTTGCCGATTTTTTGTCCTGGGTGCTTCATATCGCGAACTAGTATCCGCGAGCCGTCTTTGTCCAAGTTCGACCACTTGATCGTTACGATCTCTTCCTGACGTCGTGTCGAAAATATCGCGAACGGCACTATGTATTGCATTGGCGCGCTTTTCGGATGCCTTTTGCGAATCCCTACGAAGTGCTCAAGCAGTAGATCTAGCTCGGCGAAACTTGCGCGTCTTTCCCGTTTGGCTGACTTGGCCGTGTGGCCGAGGTGGGAGAGGACTCGTCGCGCATCCCTCAGCGCTTGCTCAGACAGCGGATATCCCCAAGCAGGGCGCGCGACGTTGACGACTGCTCCGATGTGAGACATATAGTTGCTCGCGGTTTGCGGAAGCACATTTAGGCTCTTCGCGAAATCAACGTAATCCGTGCTTCCCAACTGGCTGCAACGCTTCTCACCGATAGGCGCTCGTGCGACGGCATTCAATACTTGGGCCTTAGTCCGCCCGATTTTCTTGATCGATTCGTCGACGTACTTCCTGATAACCTCACTAAATAGAGGGTCGACCACCGCTGCGGCCTCGATGGCCCCCGGACGCGCCAACTCCTTTTCCCTCTTGATGATCCACGCCGCCGCAGCCTGCCTACGGTCAAACGTCTTCGCCTCGGTGTAGGCCACCCGACCGTCCCGCTTCAGGCGGATCTGTGCGGTATACCCTATACTTTTGTCCTTTCGTTCCCGTACTGAGATTGTTCCCATAGGTTTCGTCGGTGCTACACGGCTTTTTTTGATGCTACACCGTAGCACTTGGGTGCTAAAACGAGCCAAAATCGGGGCTAACATTGGGAAATCTAGCACTGCGCTTTTTGCTGCAATCGCCTGTTTTGTAAGAGATTTTCAATGAATTCAACACCTCGCCGCGTCAGTGTCGCGCCGATGATGGATTGGACGGATTCGAACTGTCGCGTCTTTCATCGCCAGCTTTCGCGCCATACGTGGCTGTATACCGAGATGGTCACGACCGGTGCCCTGCTGCATGGCGACGTCGCGCGCCATCTCGACTTCGATGCCGTGGAGCATCCCGTTGCACTGCAGCTTGGCGGAAATGAGCCGCAGGATCTCGCGCGCGCCGCGACGCTAGGCGAGCAGTGGGGGTACGACGAGATCAACCTGAACTGCGGTTGTCCGTCGGAGCGCGTGCAGCGCGGTGCGTTCGGCGCTTGTCTGATGGCCGAACCGGAACTGGTGGCCGACTGTGTGAAAGCGATGCGCGACGCGGTGCAAGTGCCGGTGACGGTCAAACATCGCATCGGGATCGACGACGTCGAGTCGTTCTCGTTCGTCGAGGACTTCGTCGGCAAGATTGCAGCGGCCGGTTGCACGACGTTCATCGTTCATGCGCGCAATGCCATTCTGAAGGGATTGAGCCCGAAGGAGAATCGCGAGATTCCGCCGCTAAAGTACGACTATGCGTATCGTCTCAAGCAAGTCTTTCCGCAGCTCGAGATTCTGGTTAACGGCGGTGTGAAGACGCTTGATGAAGTCGAACTGCATTTGCAGCATGTCGACGGCGTGATGTTGGGCCGGGAAGCCTATCACAATCCCTACGTGCTGGCGCATGTCGACGCGCGCTTCTATGGCGACACGTCGCCGGTGAAATCACGCGAGGAAGTGGAAGACGCGCTGATCGAGTACGCTGCGGCGCAAGTGGAGAAGGGCAAGTATCTTGGCGCGATCACGCGTCATGCGTTGGGGCTGTATCGGGGTGTGCCGGGCGCACGCGGATGGCGTCGTGTGCTATCCGATCCGAAGCGTTTGAAGGCAGGCATCGGCGCGTTCGAAGAGGCGCGTGCACAGTTGCATGCGGGCGCGGTTTCCGAGCGAGACGATGCGGAGTCGGTCGCAACAGCATGATCTTGGGGTGGCGAACGAACTTGCTTCGCGAGCGTTCGCCGCGTTAGATGACGATGTCGCGCATCGATCGTGCACGAGAGCCAAGAAATATTTCGAAGCAGTGAAAAAAGTGCTTGGCAGCGCAATAAAAACGTCGCTATAATCTTGTTTCTGTTCAGCAAGCAAGTCAAGTTGCTGATCACGGCGGTGGCCGTAGCTCAGTTGGTAGAGTCCTGGATTGTGATTCCAGTCGTCGTGGGTTCGAGTCCCATCGGTCACCCCAAAATTCCTTGCTTTCCCCGGTAGTAACCACTTCGTTTGTCAACGAAATCCCCGATTTGTCAATTTGCTCACTTCGTCGGTGACGCTTTTCTCACGCGTCTGCGATCATAGTGCCGCATCGTCGTGCCCGGGTCTGCGTGTGCCGCAAAGTCGAACACGTCAGCCTCTCTGCGCTCGAGCTTTTCCGTGATCGCGACTGGTCGGCCGTCGTTAAGCGTGAAGTACGCTGAGTGCCCAGAAATCAGATATGCCGCTCGTCTCTTCAGGTCATCCCATTCCGCGCGCACTGCTGGGTCGAACGACGCAATCCATGCGAATTGCGCGTCTTGCCAAACGCTTCCCCACCCGCTGCGCGTGTAGGCTTGCCCCATTCGATTGCCAAACAGAGCCATGCCGGGAATCCGGCGACCTTGTTGCGCGCGTTTGACGACCGTGCTCAGCCGAGGCGACCACGCCCGCAACTTCGTTACCCTTTCCTCGCCGCGTTTCCGCTTGGCGCTTTCAACGATCACGCCGTCGTCCCGAATTCCTGAGCGGTGAAACGGGCGAACCTCAGCCGCACGAAATCCGGTGAGATAGGCGAACATGGCCGCGCACCCCATCGTCTTGAAGGAGAGGTCTTGCCGGACGGCCCACAGGTAAAACCGCGTCACTTGGCTGGCCGTGACGTCGCGACGAACCACATCCGTCTCGTTCAGCATAAGCCCGACAAAAGGATTCACGTCGATCACTCCCCAGCGAACCGCATAGTTGCAGATCGTCTGCATGGCAGCCATGTCCTTGTTTGCGCTCGCCGGCGCACCAGCGGCGGCACGGGCGTCCAGGTATTGATAGCCGTGCAACATCTTGAGCGACGTCGGCGACATACGGCCGAAGAACTTCGTGAGGTTGGCATACCGCGACTTGCGAACGGCAATCCCGTCCTTGCTCTGATCGCGGTAATGTTTCGGGTCGTAGTCCTTCTGAAAGCGGTCGATCATGTCGCCCACCGAGCCGGCCACAATCTGTCCGGCTTGAATGTCCAGTGCGCGACGCTTTGCCGAAGACTCTGCGACACCTATGGCGGCCCTGTCACCAACCGGCGCAGTCGCCAGCGTCTCGCCGCGCCCGTCCGGATACAGGTAGATGAATGACACTTTCGTCACACCGGTTCGCTTATAGAGGCGTGGAACCGACGTCCGCTCCCTACGCGGTGGCGAAGGCTTGGAGATTCGGCGTTTCATCATGCTTTCTATCTTCAATTTCGTGTGCGATGCCCAGCTTCTTGTCGCGGTATGCGCGCGCCACTTTGGGCAGCCCGTGGCTGTCGACCACGTAGCGCCAGCGGTGGCTGTCGAGCCATTTCATCATCATCGATCGCTGGTTCGGTTTGCATCCGATCAACTCGGCCAGTTCATGTGCGCTGAGGTAATTGTTCATCGCTCAGTTCTCCCTTGTTGCCAGCCACAAACACCCCTGCCAGTCATCCCAGAACACCTGACAGTCATCCAAGCTCGCGCCCCACGCCTCAGCAGCCTCGAAAGCGGCCACGATGGCCTTTTCGGGTTCGTCGTTAAGGATGTGGGCGATAGGTTGCCGCTCAGGAACCGCGATCCCCTTGCTGGTCCAATAGCGCTTCTCGTTCATCTCGTGTTCGGCAAAGTCCTTCGTGATGTACTTGCTCAGATACGCCGCCAGCTTATGGCGCAACCCTTTTTGCCGGAACGGGTTGGAAACTCGGACATAGCCGTTGTCCTCTCCAACGATTGAAATCCAGATCGCACGCAGCACCCGGTAGTTCTGGCGTCCCTTCACGGCGATGTGCAGATGCCACGCACCGCGCTTCTGGCGCTCGGGAACGGCGACATATTGGAAGTCGTGGAGCTTCGCCAAACGACGCCTGAGCTTGTCAAAATCGCGTTTGAGGCGGTCCTTGTCCTCCATGTTCTCCCGGTACGTCAGCGTGATCATGCGATCCGCGTGCACGGCCTTACAGCGCAATCTGACCTGCTGTTTAGCCCGTTTGGCTGCCACGAGCCGGTTGTCTTCCTTCTTCTCGGATTCGCCGCGCTTCGCTTTGGGCATCATGTGAAGCTGTTGTGCCCGCATATAGCGGTCGAACTGCGTCACTACGATCTCCAGTACCCCGTCTCCGAAGTCCCGGCCACCGATGAGGTACTCGCGACGGAAGGGATAATCACTTACACTCGTTTCAAGCATGGCAACTCCTGATTGTCGTGTTGATGCACAGGCCTCGAACCGTTCCTGCGGTCGGGGCCTTCCTTTTTTCGGGGGGAATGCTCTTGCCTTTGCTGGCGGGCCTTGCCGGGTGTTTGTACGTTAAGTGTTACTGATATAAATATAGGGGCGCGCTTCGCGCGCCCCCGCCGTCCTCGACCCTGCGGGCGGCGGGGGCGGCCGACGCGGCGCCCTTGCTGACATCTGCGCCACTTCACGCACAGGGCCGACGGCAAAGCGGTTTTCAGTGAGGGGATGTGCGGTTGACGTTGCGGCTTCGGCCGACGTCGGCGGTGCTACCCGCTGCTCGATCGCGCGGGTCGCGCTGGGCCGCGCGTCATCGGCCCGGACTTCGCGGTTCGACTCGTGGGCACTTTCGGCTTCGGCATCGGCGCCGACACTCCCGACGCTAGACGCCCTGACGCGCTCGACCTGGAGCATCAATAGGATTTCAGTGTTCGAGGTGGCGTCGCTACGACTGTCCAGAAAGCGCGGCAGGAAAGCCAAGCCTGTGCGGTTATCGGTGCTCTTGTTGGTCGTGAGTCCGCCCATGAGGATCACGTCGCCGTCATGCAGGCTGATTTCAGTACTGACTTCCCGGGTGTTGAGCGTTGGCGAGTTGTTCACACCCGTTGTCGTTTTCACGAAGTCACTGATTTGCTGGGTAACTCGCAGATCGATGATTCGATCTTTGACGGTGGGGGCTAGCTCGAAGATGACGCCTGACGAGTGGTATTCGACCGACTGCACCGGCTCGCCGCCACCGCGCGGATAGCTCACAGACTTGAGGATAGGCACCTTCTGGCCGACAGTGAGACGGCCCCTAGCTCCCGAGCGAATGCGCAGGTTCGGGCTGTTGATGACCTGAAAACGGGTGTCTTTCGCCAGCGCCGAGAAAATCGTGGAGAAGTCACCGGCTTTCAGACGAATGGCGTTGCCGAACTTGTCACCGTCCACCGTGACCTCGATACCGAATCCTTTCGAGAGCAGATCTAACGCAAGCTGGAAGGCGGAGCCACGTTCGCTGCTGTTGACGACCTCATACGCCGCAGCCCGCACGCTGACTTCGCCCATCGGTGTATCCAGTTGGGGCAGGAGGCGTTTGAGCGCGTCAATCTCGGCGGGCGTGCCGTGAAATACCAGCGTGTCGCCACTTTGATCTATTAACGATGCGGCAGAACCGGGCGTTACGGTGCCATTAATCCGGGCTTCGGGGGGCGCAGCAATCGAGCGGTTGACGGTGAATTGACCGCGAAACAAAGGGCTTGCCAGCCGCGAGAGATAGGCGGTGTCGCGGTATTGCGGGTGATAAACGAGCGTGTCGCGGTCTGGCTCAACGGCAGGATCGGCCTCTTGACGTTTGAATACGAAATCAACACCTGATCGAGCTTCCACGCCGAAGCCAAGCGAGTCGAGAAACAGCTTGAGGAAGGCTTTCAGGTCACCATGCTTCGTGTCATAGCGGAACGAGATCAGCCGCTGGTCTTGCAGGACTTCGGGGGCAATGACATATGGCGTTTTGACGGCCTCGCCATAGAGCAACGTAATGAGTTGCGAAACGCTGACAAGCTGGAAGTCAAATGCACCCGCCGTCATTTTCCGTGGACGAGTTCCCAGCGAGGCATTTTTCGCCTGCCGTCTTTGCTCGGCCTCTAGCATCGGACGAGACGAATAATCCAGCGGCGAATACTCGTCTTGCTCCTTGAATCCGTTGAAGTCGATGGGCGCCGGAACGATTTCGTTTGCCAGACCGGGAAACGACAGCGCGAACATGCCGAGCAAGAGTGCGAGCCTCATTGCATGCCTCCTGTGTACGTCGACGGCTTGCCACCCGACCAGACGGTGACGCGTTGATCGTCAATGCTCCCGATACGGGCGATGCCTTCGAGGAGGAAGGCAGACGGGGACTCGACGCGCAGACGGCCGTCGTTGTTCATGACAACAACATAGCGGTCATTGCCGACGCTGTAACTCCCAGCGATACGCCATTCGCCACTGAATGCGGGGCGTTCAGGTCGCATTTGTTCGGGGGCGTCCTGCGCAGGGATCGTCCGGTTGCCGCTGGACGAAACGGCTTGCGGTGGGGTAGTTCCGGTCATGCCACCCGTGAAGTAGCCAATCAGAAACCGGACGCTGGCAGTGCCCACAGCGATCATTCCCACGACGGTGAACCAAAGCCGCTTGTTGAGCAGGATGTTTTGCCGCTTGTCGATGGCCCGCTCCTTCCCCTTGCCGCCCGCGTAGGACTGGTACAAGGGGAATATGGCTTTCTTGTAGTGCTTCGTGAAGATGTCGACGCGATTTGCCTTGGCGACTTTGCTGCCCTCATACAACTCGATGCGGTAGCTTCGAGTCAGGCCAAGTTCTTTGAGCTTCTTCGTCACGAACGTCATTTCCACCACGGCGCGCAACTGGCGGTGCAAGTCGCCAATCGACTGGATCATGAGCGCGACGTCGCAAGCGATGCCCGTCTCCGGATGGACGTAATGCCGGTGCATCCGAAAAAAGCGCATGTGCTCGGGCTTGAGCTTGTTGCCGATGGACCAGAAATTCCACGCTTCGTCGATTGCTACGAGGTCGCCCGGTTTCACGATGGAGGGGGCGTCGGGGTTCGTCTCGTCAGGAAAGAAGCCATCACGTGTGACGTCGCCATTGGTCACAGGGACAATCTCGCCCAGCGTATCGGCATCGGCTTTGTGCACATCGATGCAGTATTCGCGAATGAGGTCGGGCTGGATTCCGTCAATGTTGGTCACGACACGGCGTCCAGCAATGACGGCCGGCACGATGACACTGCTGACGACCTCATAGCTTTTGCCCGACCCCATCAGGCCCGTGTATGCGTTGATTGCCATCGTTTAGCCCAACAGCGGGATACGGCGAATCACAAACTTATTTCCCATCGCGGCGAGCACGATGGGTAAGCCTTGTGGAACTGCCAGTAATTCGAGCCAATACCAGACACCCGGAGGTAAGCTGCCTAGCGCATTAGCCAGGGCGGTCGCGTTGGGTAGCAGGCTGCTGCCTTTGAGCACATCAACGAACTCGGACGTGACGTACCAAAGCCCGAAGAACATGGCGAACTTGATCACCACCGAGCGGAAGACGAACTGCAACGCCGAGTTGAGTCCCGACAGGAGAATTTCGAAGAGATTCGACATGGTGACCTCAGGCAGCAAGAACGATGGTGGCCGCGATCAGCACGAACACGGCGAGCATGATTGACGTGATCATCGGGCGGTACTTCTCAGCGAGATCGCACATGGCATCCATGCGGATTCGCTTGCTGAACAGCTCGAAGGTCGGACGAGGACACTCTGCCGAGTACTTCGGCGTTTTCCAGTCGCTGAAGCCGGGCAGCATTTTCAAGATGGGGTCGAGGATCATGGCCGCCGTAGGCGGTTCATCGAGCGTTGGCGTTGCGACCAGTGGGGCCGTGCCGAGATCCACCTTGACGGGGTTACCAATGTCGACCGTGGGGCGATTGACGACGTTCACATCCTTAACCAGTTGCGGGTCTTGCGGCGTCTTCGTGTCGGGCCTGATCTTCGATCCTGTCCTAGGATCTGTCGTCGGATCGACCGAGGTTTCCGTCTCTGTTTCGGTGCTGGTCTCCGGCTTGATCTTCTCGCGGATTACGACCTTTCGTTCCTGCGGAAGACTCGCGGGGCGGAAGAGATCTTCGATACGGGGAACGATTTCCGGGTTCGCCTTTGCCCAAGGCTCGACATCGGCAGTCGTCACCGGGTCTACGGTGCTATAGGGCAGTCCCTCATAGTCCGGGCGGGACGCCGCCTGCCGCCATGCGGAGTCCACGATCTTGGCGAGGGTCTCACTACCGATTCGCGCCCCCTGAATATCTTTCGGTACGCCGATATAGGCGCGCTCAAGGCTGTCGTACCAGTTCTGGGCGGTGCTGGGATACTCGCGTTCATAAAGGCGTTCGACGCCTCCTAGGCGCATGCCCCCCCATTTGCCAGACGCACCGAAGGCAAATATGTCTCGACTCTCGTTGATCGTTTTTTTCGATTGTGTGGGGCACTTCGGACCATTAGGAGCCTTGGGATCGCAGGGCAAATATTGCCAATCGACGACATCGATTGTGTAATCGACCATGACTCGAAGAACGTTCCCGTCCATGTCACGTTCCGGGCGTAGCTCGACGGTTCGGAACGCTTGATCACCATCAAAGTGGTGGGACATGAACATCACGAAACGCTTCACTTCCGATAAGCTGGACAAATCCACCGCAGTGTCGCCAAATGAAGCCATTCCGCCCCCCTTGGGAAAGCGACTGCATGGGTCCGTTGGCACACATCCACTGCGTCGATAGACGCGAAATCCGGCGGCTACGGCCGCGACTCCCCAGTAGTCTGCAAATCCGCTTCCGATCAAGCCTGGATAGGACGTTTGTTCGACGCTCGTTTGTTGTTCACTCGGCACTGTGACGGATACCCGGCCATATCCATCTTGGCCGATCTGAATGCTCCGCTCGCCAGACGTGGGCTCGTCAGACTGCATGTACGCCACCACGGCAGAGCCTGCGGCGACAATCCCCAAGCCCGCGAGGACGGTTAGCCACACTGGGGCGCCAAGCATTGTTAAACCAATGCCAGCCCCAGTTGCAGCGACGTTCAGCGCCGTCAGTTGAGACGACATCGCCGCTTCTGTTGCGGCGAGTCGCGGATCTGAGGCGGCGACGCCACGACGTTTGGCGACCTCACGCATGATGCTTGCGATGGAGCGGTTGAATAGCCAGTTCCCGGCCGCAGGCGGAACGAATGAACTGGCCGTTTGTTGAGAGAGCAACGCAATCATCAATATGACGAGTAACGCTCTTTTCATCATTACCCCCGCAGACCAGTGACAACCGCCCAGCCGCATACGATTCCCCACGCGAAAAACATCAAATTCCAGAGTTCTTGGGATGGCATGGCGTGTCCTTGGCGGTGCGGATGGGCTGACGAATTGCGAAAGGGAAGTGTCTGGAGTCGATAACTGAGGAACGCCTTCAGGTACACGCTTATGACCCGGGGCCACCAGACGACGGTTAGGCTGTGTGCGGCTAGCCGACGCTGCTGGAGACCTCTGGGACCGGTTGTTTCGTTCGTCCACTACCGTGCTGTTGGAGTAGTGCATGGACAAACGCTCCGAGCATTGAGCCGATGAACGAGACAATTAGGCAGAAAACAGAGAATATGAAAATCAGTTCGTCTAACCGAGCTAATTCAACGTACATAGGAGTCTCCAAAGATGGTTGATCTGTCACCGATGGTGGAAAACGCTAGGTTTGCGCTCTTCGCTTGGGCCGCGGCGGGCGTCTGCGTTTTGTGCCTCGTCGGGTGGTTCCGTAGCCCTGGCAGTCTGTTATTTCCGATAGCCGCCGTAGTGTTCGGATTGATTTGCTTCGCGTTTGCGTCACAGACAAAGACGAGTGGTGCTGAGTTTGCCGTTGGGAAGTGTCCGGATCACTTCCCAACATCCCTTGCCGCCGATCAGCCGCGAATGAAGCCGAGCACGATCTTTGCATCCTTCACACCGACATAAATCAGCGCCAAGCTCGCTGCGACGGCGACGATTGCGGTACCGACTTGCGTGAAGCTGATGGAACTACTCATGGCGCTCAAGTCGACGGCACCACTACCCCCACCGCCGCCGCCTCCTTCAGCGCGAGCGACAGCCGGCACGGCAATCACGGTGGCAGCTACACCGATGCGTGCGCCGATGGTCTTCAGACGTTCAAGCGTTTCTTTCATGGTTCTCTCCTTCGATTAATGCCGGAGTGCGTCCGGCGCGCTGGCTTATCCACGGCGTATGAAGCCAAGGATTGCGCCTACATGAGCACTCACGACGTACAGTCCAACGACCATCGTGAAGGCCAATGTCCAGAAGCCCGCCATTTGTTGAATGTCGAGCGGTGTTCCACTTGTGGGGGATGACGAGGGCAGAGCGGCCGTCACTGCGAATAGCTGGCCGTTCTCGGGCGGACACAGTTGGCGGTCTGTCGGCGTTACCGCCGTCGCACTGCGAGCAGGTGTGCAGCTCAGTACGCGAATAGCTTGTTCACTCACTGTCATCCCCCTCGATTGATGTTGCGCAGGATCTGCCACGCGAACTTTGAGCAGGCCGGTTGCGGTAACTCGTGCGCTTCATAGGCGAGGTCGAGCGCACCCGCGAGAACCTGCACGGTTTCGTAAAGCAGCGCGGCGGCTTCGAGCATGCGGCCGAAGCGTTCGGTGTCATCCGCGCGAATGCCGCCAATGCGGGCGATACACATGCAAGTGCCGTCGGTGGCGGTCACGGTGCGGTTGATAAGGTCAGTGGGGGCTGTCATATCGGGACCTATACGGTTGCGGCTGTCATTGACGCTTGAGCGACTGGCTCATCGCCGAGCGCATGCACGCGGGGAGCAGGTGGCCGTCGTAATCCATGATTCGGGCGACGAGCGCACGCATGGTCTTGCACACGAATTGAATGCCGTCGGGACGCGTCCAGATGAAGCCCTTACCGGCTTGGATGAGGCGACGCAGTGGCAGCTTGAGGCGCAGTTGACGCCACGGCCGGTAGGTAATCGGGAGAGGTCGCGGCGCACGCCGCTGTTTGATTCGAGCGGGACAAAAGCCGCCGAATAGTTCGAGAGATAGTTGGTGAAGCATCGCAACCCCCAATCCCATCACGGCCGGTCAGCGGTGACGGTGCAAAGAATCTGGCGGGGGGCCGGATATGACTACAGGTTGTCGTCTTTTAGATAGACGACGTGAGGCTAGGCAAAGCTATGCGGCGGCAGAGGCGGTAGCCTTCGCAGCGGCGGCAGCCTTGGGAGTAGCGGTCGGGCGGGCGTCACTTACGTAGGGGTGCAACGCTACAATGCGAGGGACAAGGTGACAATCCATCGACTGCGTCATAGCGAACTCGGCGAAGTACTCGCCCTTCGGGGTTTCTTTGGCGAACTCGGGCAGAGTGATTGTGCCAACGATGCGCCGAGGGCCATCGCTTGAGTTTGGCCACAGGATGCATTGCGCAGTACGCATGTCGTAAGGACGGCCGGTTTTGCTGGAGATGCCCTCGCGTCGTACAACGTTGATGATGCTGACCCTCTGTTTTTCGATTGGAGAGGCAGGGTTGGCACCATCTCCGAAGGGCTGCAACGCGACAATGCGTGGGACAAGCTGGCCTTCAAATGATCGTCCGAAAGCGAATTCCGCGAGGTATTCGCCTTCGCGCGAATCTTTGAGTACGTCGGGAAGTGTGATCAAGCCGACGACAGAATCGTCTCCCTCGCTGGTCGTTTGCCAGAGGATGCAATCCGCGATGCGCATGTCGTAAGGACGGCCAGTCTTGCTGGATATGCCTTGACGTCGGGTGACTTCGAGGATGGTGAGCTTTTGTTTGCTGGTCAT